CAGGTTATTTTAAAACGCAAATTAGTCCCAAATGGGAATAATCTTCCTGTATCTACGTTTCTTAACTAATAATGCCACTATGACGAATATATGGGGCTCGAACCCAATCGACGTTTGCATTATATAAATTTACTACCTTACCGGACTCGATCGCCGCCTTGTACTGACCTTTATCACAGTCATCTTCTTCATTTTGGTTGTGTAAACACTTCCTAGAATCGATTTCTGCTTGGGGATTTGACCAGGTAGATAAATTTTCTTCGTCATCACTGACGTCCTCTGTACTCATGTAACCGTTTTGTTGAATATAAGCTTTCATAAGAAGATCTTCATATGAATAGACCTCCCCTTTAAGTGGGAAACCATAATCTGTTTGTAATCCATCAAAACTAAAATACCTGAGTGTACATTGGATACTTTGGGTACGCCAAAAAGCTTGAACTTTGGATTGGAATTCTTTAAAACGATCTTGTCCGTGAAACCACATCCTTTTAATCGCGTCTTCACAGTTAGTTATTGCTGCCTGTTCTAATACGTGATCTAAGTTCGCACCTTGCGGGGTACCCTTGGGTCTTCTAACCCAATTAGTTGTGTCAATTATATCTTTTACATCTGGTTGACATATCCAGATGCCGTCTTTGACCGCAGTGTTACGGTACAATTTGAATCCACATTTTAAAAACGTTGCTTCTTCTATTGAACAAAACTTACGAATTGCTCCATCCTTATCAGCATCGGTGTATTTGACGCCAAATTTCGCAAAATATTCGCTAATAGTTTCATTATTAAACAATTCAATTACTTCTTCTTTAACAGAAAAAATAACATCATCACCATAACAAACAAATTTAACAAACGTCTTAAAATGGTGTAGTCCAGACAGCTGGGGTTTTTTCTCTTTCATTATTCCAATCCATGCGCATCTAATATACTGCATGTTACAAATGGAATTTTTTATTACTGTATCTATAGCACCAGAAGGGCTACCACAAGATAACTGAATAATTTGATCAAAGGCTAAATTTTGACAATCTATTGCCCTTTCTCCGAGTTGTTCCCTAACTGTCTGATCCTCCTTAGTTGTAGAATCAAATTGTTCGTACCACTTATTGCTGATGAATGTACAATTGCGGACAAAATCGGTTAGCAGACGAGGCCCAAATTTACTGAAATCACCAACGCAGATGTACGGTGAAAAATCAATTAAACTACGGGCTAAAGCATCCCACTCAATGGATTGAACATTGATTCCAACAGCGTGTTCTAATCTCCAATTGTTACATTGGAACGCATAGTTGAAATCCATGAGATACTTTCTTGCTGAGATTGTTAGACTCAAGGGACTCCCTTGAATCAGTCGAACGTTGTTAAGTTTATCAAGTTTTAATCTTTCATCTTTGAGTGAAATTTGAAAGATTGTCATTGGTTTTTCACTGTTCTTCATTAGTTCTTCCTCTAGTTTTATAGTTGTATCCAAATCCTTATGAATACCAACCATTTCATGTTCATCATTGAAAACTAGAAGGTCTGATTTACGTTTGGTGTCTGGAAACAAACTCCAAGGTAAGCCAGGACCTGTTGACATTGTCAATCTTGG